GATAGAATTGAAATATTCAATTGTGACGTTGATTCAACTAAATTTAGTCCCATAACTAACGGTGATCCAGCTTTTGCAAGAATTATAACAAATTTGCAACATGTTACTGATCTTGTTTGGCGTGAATTATTATCCGATCATACAGGTGTGATTGCAAGTGCAGCCGCCATATTGTCTGAAGTTATCGGCATAGGTGGCACATTGGCGTTGAAACCAACCGCTGCACAAATTAGAAGTGAGATGGATACAAGTAGTTCTAAACTATTAACTTTATCAACCCAGTTACAGACGGCTTTTGATAAGTTACCACCGGATGCAATAGCTGGTAAGACGGATGTTGAAACTGGTATTATTTTATCCGTTACGGCTGGAAGTACGACTAGTAGTTTGAATATCACAGCACCGGGTGGCGTTACATTATCACATCTTGAAGATGCAGTAATTTTTACAAATACAGTTGGCCGTGTCAAAGCTCTTGTTAGAATCAACAACGCAACAGGTACTAACCCAAGTTTCACGTGCCCCGTTACTCCGTCATTACCAAGTATACCGCAGATTGGTGATACATTTTTGGTAGGTCCGAAGTATATTGATACGGGAGGCCTATAATGAGAAGTTTTATTTTATCATTATTACTTTGTTGCTACGTATCCGCACAAGATACGACTACCAATCTTGTTGTGCATTGGAAACTCCAGGACAACGCTGCGGATCAAATCATCGTGGCAGAAGTCGGACCCACTGGTACGTTGCAGGGAACAGGAACCACGGCGGACCTGCGGGTAACCGGGCCAGGTCCTGGTGCCCCCTTTGCAATCCGATTCAACGGAACGGATAACCTGGTTGATTCCGGAGCACTGGGCTTTACGCCGACCTATCCGATCAGCTTTTCCTGCTGGGTGAATAATGAACTGGATGACTCACGCTCCTTTATCGGCGTCTCAGGTATTACGTTGGGCACTAGATTTCTCACGATGATAACACATAGTAATGACAATTGGTATTTCGAGCGGAGAAATACCACGTACTATTCTACGTCACTCGGATTGACCACTCAGCCCTTGAGTACCTGGAAACATATTGGCGGCGTCATGCACAGTGATACAGAGGTTGAGGGGTTCTTAAACGGTGTCTCCCTGGGCAAGAAGTCGGCGCTGCCATCAGTCTTGTTGACGAGTATAGACCGATTTAACGTCGGGGCGAGACGTGTATTATCCCCGAATTGGTTTTTTCAGGGCGGGATAGCAGATGCCCGAATGTACAATGCACGTGCATTGACTGCGGCAGATTTTGAGGCAATTCGGCAGGAAGGGCTTAGTTCACCTAGTGATCCAGTTGTAATTGATATGGGTGCCCCTACAGCTCGGCAATTGTATAACTTTAGAACAAGTACCTTGCTTAATGGACTCACAACAGCAACAGTTGAAGCAGCAATCGAAACATTGGTGGTAAACAACGACTATAATGGTTATGATTGGTCCGGTGTTGGGTTGTGTCATACAACCAATGGTACTGATATTTCTGTTAATTGTGATCCACTTATGATAAGTGAAACACATGCAATGGGAAGCGGGCATTGTGCCCCCGCAGTTGGGCAAAGAGTGTATTTTCTAAATCCCGCTGGTCAAGCAGTTTATGGAACAATCGAAGCACGGTACGAATTGCCTACTTACACTGAAATGCGTATTATTCGTTTTACAGCTAATCCTGATCCTACGTTAAAACGATATAAGTATGTTTCAAATGCAAGTTTTTATCATAATGGTAAAATGTGGAATCTCGATTATGATGCCGATATGAGATTAACAAATCTAACTGTCGGTTCTACATCTTCTTGGCAAACTACTATTATCAATTGGAATAACGGTGATTCAGGATTTGATCAAGGAAAAACATTGGTTAATTCAGGTAGTGGTAAACCATCATTAATAGCACTTGATAATGGTGAAATGTATATTGTTGGACAAGCTTTTTCTGGAGGTTCTACAGGAATTGGTATAACACGTCCTGATTTACGCATAGATTCTGTAAATAGTTATCTTGCAGGTAAAGGTGAATTAATATTAATGTACGAAGTACCTGGTTTAAATCAACAAGTACCAGGAACTGAAACCTATGAATTTGCTAATGCGCCATACATAAAAGGCTCACCAAGAGTACGATCAAAGGATACCAAAGATGAAACTGATATACACATTATTCCTTAGTGTATTTTGTCTATTTTGTTTGCGGCTTTTTGCTGTAGAAGAAATGGCTTACACTGCTACTGGACAAACTGTTTACATGCTTGGATGGCGAAATAATCCAGTGACTGGTACTGTAGAAATTTATGATACAGTATCCGATAATTTTGTGCCTTATGATAATATAGACCATGCTAACTATGATATAACAACCACAAGCATTAGTGATACTGGTTGGTATAAAATAACTGCACCAAATAAATTTATAAACGATGGTGATGTATTTATGTTTGATTGGCGTATTCAAGCAACCGGGGCGCCGTTACAAGATGATAGTTCATTTAGCCGCTATCAAGTTTACTATGATCAACGTTTGAAATCATTTATTCCACCTTCAGGTATTATTGGGCAAGGTGTTGTACCATTGGTTAATGCGCAATTGCAAGGTGGTACACCTGTACTTGATACAAGAGACAGTGGACCACTATTAACGGGTTTGAAAACTGTTACATTAGTAAAACCTACAAATGTTACGTTCAATGATGGTGTATACGCTTGGAACGGTTCTACAACTAACAATCAATTGTTACGGGATAGTAATGAATTTGATATTGAAAAACCTTTTAAGATTGCTTTTCGTTTTACTTTTGGAACTGGCCCTTTTTGGTTTGGTCTGTTTGAAGCCCCGGACAACTTGGATGATATATCAGCAAATTTAATAAACATTGACGAAAATCCTTCTTCAAAAGACGCTTTACGTGCTGGATGGATAATACAAACGAATGATTATATGCAACGAGTCAGTGCGGATACTGGTCCTTGGAAAGCTGTTGATACAACTTATTTTCCTGGTATTTCTGCTCTAAATTCTGGACCTGGTAATTATTTTTATATTGAATATACTCCAGGCCTATTAGGTGTAATGCAATTGAAGAATCAAAATGGGACAATTATTGATACTATACCTAGAACTGCTTTACCTATATCAGGTACAGCTATTGGTTTTGTAGCTAATGGTGTCACGTTTGTGTCAGATGTTGTTGTATCGGGTCCAGGTTATAGAGAAAATTATGTACCAAACGAAGCACAAATCAATGCAGAAGTTGAAACAGGACAAATTGGTCTTGATCTAACTGCCGTGTTAAATGATACAAATGAACTACAAACTGATTGGGCAAGTGCCGGACGACTAGAAAGTATGCTTAATAGTACGCTTAAACATAATATTGAATATTGGATAACAACTCCAAATGGAGACTTATCCACAATATACAATACAACAGACCCGACGCCATGATATGGACCTGATGCCATGATACGTAATCCTATGGAACCATGTGATTTTGAAGATGAAGATTGTTGTCCGATGTGTAAACAAATATCGGAACATCAATTCTACAAAGTCGTTAAAGGAACTGAACGTTGCCCGATGCACGGTGGTAGCAGGCAAGCTGTTAAGAATAAAGAAAATGCGGCTAATCAATATCGGTTGCATGTGTGGAAGCAGCGTTTGAATGAGTTTACTAGTAATGATCAGATAAAATCATTGCGTGATGAAGTTGGTATATTAAGAATTGTACTTGAAGAAACAATTAACAAGTGTCAAACTGCTGATGAATTGTTAATGTTTTCTGCACGTATTGCATCTTTAGCACAAGATATTGGTAAATTGGTTTCAGCCTGTGATCGCTTAGAGCGAAACATGGGTGAAATGATGGATAAACCATCTGCAATTAAATTTGCTGCTAAAATTATTGATATTATTGGACATAATATTCAAGATGAAGAAATTCTGGATATAATTAGCCACGAGATACTTGAAGAATTGAGAAATTAGATTTGATATGTCAAGTGTTATTGAATTAGAACTACTTGATTATGTATCAAGAGGCTTAAAACGTGCTGCTGTAAAACGTTGTTCCAAATGGGCAGAAACGTACAGAATTATTAAGGGTCAACCATGGAGACATGATAATTATCCTTGGTTAAGAGATATTGAAGATGCTGAATCAAGATTAATAATTGGACAAAAGGCAGCACAGGTTGGATATACAGAAGCGGCATTAAACAAGACATTTTACAATATTGATATCAAGAAAATTGATTGCTTGTATGTTCTACCATCTGAAAGTGACGCATCTGATTTTTCGTCAGGACGATTCGATCCTGCACTTGAGGAAAGTGAACATCTTCAAAAGATGTTCAGTGATGTAAATAATGTTGGTTTGAAACGTGCAGGTAACGCAATGTTGTATGTACGTGGAAGCAAGAGCCGAAGTAAATTGAAATCTATTCCAACAGGCTTTATAGTGTTGGATGAGATTGAAGAAATGCCGGAAGAAAATATACCTTTAGTATTGGAACGTTTCAGTGGGCAAGAAATTAAGCAGGCTATGATGTTATCAACACCGCATATACCGGGTGTTGGGATTAATAAATACTATATCACTTCAACAATGGAAAGATTTAATTTCAAATGTCCCTCTTGTGGGAAGTACATAGAATTAACGTTTCCTGATAACATTATTGTAACTGCTGAATCAGTCACAGATAATACATTGAAAGATTCACATTACATTTGTCACTTGTGTAAATATAAACTTGAACATAAGGTAAAAATACAAGCAATAAGTGGCGGTGAGTATGTAGCAGATTATCCTGGACGTGCGAACCGTGGTTTCCAAGTGAATCAAATGTATTCACCAACCGTCCATGCGTGGGAATTAGCGGAATCATATTTGAAGAGTTTGTATGACCCAACGGAAGAACAAGAGTTTTATAACTCGAAGTTGGGTAAAGTACATATTGTTGGTGATTCAAGAGTTACTAAAGAATCAATTGATAAGTGCAAACAACCATATGTCAAAGGAGCACGTTTTACGTCCCCGATTATAACACTTGGTATAGATGTTGGTGCGACCTGGCACTACGAAATTGATGAATGGCATCAAACGGGTGATGTAAGTGCTACGTTGGATATGACAGATGTATTTGAACCACGTCTAATGGAAGAAGGAGAAATACCACTAGATGATGGAATGGTTGAGATCATAAAGTTTATACAACGTTATCAAGTTAAAGGTTGTGTTATTGATCGTCATCCTGAAACCTATGTTGTAAATAAAATTAGTGGACGTTACCCCGGCCTTGTTTATGCGTGTATGTTTGGCCGTAGCTCAACTGGCAGAACAATAAGTATCAGTAAAGAGGATGAACGTCTTTTAACTGTTGATAGAACATCATGGTTTGATAGTGCATTGGGTAGAATTATTAGTGGAAAGATGGATTTGCCTAGTAACTTAAGTCACGTGTTTGAGAAACAATTGCAAGTACCTGTTCGTATTTATGAGAGGGATAAAAATGGAAATGCAGTTGGTCGTTGGGTGAGTCAAAGTCGCCATGACCATTTTGCATTAGCTAGAGTTTATTCAGAAATTGCGTTGTTGATCGCATTAGAGAATATAGAAGTACAATCGACTCAACCAGTCTTTTAGGTTATAAAATGTTTACAAATCTTCATTTACAATTATTCAACGATGAATGGGAGCGTTATCGCTTAACCTATGAGGGTGGTCGTCCATTTGTTGAACGTTACTTGAAAAAATATAGTGTACATGAAGATGATGCAGATTTTCTCGATAGGAAGGAAATAACATATTGCCCAGCATTTGCTGCTTCTGCTATTGATGAAATCAATAATTCAATTTTTGCACGGATGCCAGATGTTACACGTATCATTGGCAATGGTACGTATTCTAAGACCTTGTTAGGTCTCAACCTAGGTGTTGATTTCAAATCAACATCTATTGACGGTTTTATTGGTTGTCAAGTGCTCCCCGAACTGACAACTATGGGCAAAGTAGGGGTGTACGTCGATATGCCAACCGTCGTGCCAAACTCGCTCGTAGGTGAACCTGCGATACATCCCTACTTCTATATTTATCGTGTTGAAGATATTATATCATGGGAATATGGTGAACCTGGATCAGGAAAAGAATATACAAAGTTAGTGTTACGTGATAATTATTACAAGAAGGATGCAGTATTTGGTTTGATAGAATCACTGCAAGAGCGATACAGGTATCTTGAAGTTTTAGATGGTATCGGTATACGTGTTCGTTTCTATTCAACCGATAAAAGTGGTGTGTTAAGGGAAGAAGTTGAGAATGAACAATTGCTGGAATTACCAAGAATACCTTTTGTTATGTTTCAGTTGAGACATAGTTTGATGAAAAATGTTGCAGATTATCAAATTGCTTTGATGAATATTGAATCAACTGACATTAACTTTGCACGCAAAGCCAACTTCCCATTATACACGGAACAAACAAATTACATACAAACATTACCAAATATACCACCAGAGGAAGAAGATTCTGATAGACCGGGTGAACATAAAGTTGAGTTGGGATTAAAACATGGACGACGTTACCCGAAAGGGACGGACCGTCCACAATTTATAAATCCTTCACCAGCTCCTCTTGAAGTGTCAATGAAGAAGGGTGATAAGATCAAGGAAGATATTCGATTGCTAGTACATTTGAATTTAACCAATCTTGGTAATCGACAAGTTTCCGCTGAGAGTAAACAAGTTGATAAACAAGGTTTAGAGAATGGATTGAGTTTCATTTCAATTGTTTTGGAAGAAGGTGAGCGTAAGCTGGCTACATTCTGGAACATGTATGAAAATGATAAAACGGAAGTTGTTGTATCATACCCACGTCACTTTGATTTACGTACTGATGAAGACCGTCGACGCGAAGCTGATGCATTAGGTGATCTTTCACATAAGATACCAAGTGATCTATTTAAGCGTGAAATAATGAAAAAAATTGTTGAAACTATTTTAGGCGGACGGTTACAAGATACAAAGTTGATAGAAATCTATAAACAAATAGATAATGCACCTTCTGTAACTTCAGATGCTAAATTGGTTCTTGCAGATCATGAAGCAGGTTTGGTCAGTGATGCAACAGCGTCAATTATTCGTGGTTACAAACCTGACGAGGTTGAGAGAGCACAAAAAGATCATGCTGAACGGTTAAAGAGAATCAATGAGGCACAAGGTGGAGTCGGTGGTGATGCACGTGGTGTTCCTGATACACAAATTGATCAAGTTGATCCACGTATGGAAAAACAAGGTGAGCAAAAACGTGGTGTAGATAAGTTGGAGAATAGATAATGGCTGCTTATGCTAGTATTGTAGATGCTGATACTTATTTCACGACTCGTTTGCCGAGCGAAGAATGGGATGTTGCAAGTGTAGGAGATAAGACTAAGGCTCTCGCAACTGCTACACGTTTAATTGATCAACTAAATTTCAAAGGTGTGAAAGCTGATCCTGGACAAGAGAATGCTTTTCCACGTGATGAAGGAACAGTAGTTCCTCAACCTATAATTGATGCATGTTTTGAAGTCGCATATGCTTTATTAGAAGGGAGGAATCCAGAATATGACTTTGAGAATATAAATGTTATTGGTTCTGGCATAGGTGCCAGTCGTTTGACAAAAGACATTGATAATGTTCCATTGAATGTGATACACAATATACCAAGCACAATTGCTTGGAACTATTTACGCCCGTACCTAAACAATTCCTTGACTTTGAGATTGGAGAGATTAAGTTGAAACCTACCACAACCACAACCACTAACAAATACATTTATTTGTTTCACCCTGTTTATGATGACCCACCTGTTGACCCACCTGTTGACCCACCTGTTGACCCACCTGTTGACCCACCAAAAGCTAAGCTGGGTGAATTGAGTCCTGAGCAACAAGCTGCTGTTGATAAAATTGTACAGGAACGTGTTGCTAAGTTGAAGACTGAAAATGAGAAAATGATCAAACAGTTGAATCAGATTAAACAGAGTAAGAGTTTGACTGATCAAGAGAAAGAAAAACTGCAACAACAGATTGATGATCTTGAAGCGGCAAGTATGACCAAAGCGGAATTGGCTACTAAAGCTGCAAAAGAACAAGAGAAGAAAAATCAAGAGGAAATTGAACGTTTAACAGGTGAGGCCACAGGGTGGAAATCACGCTATGAGAATTCAACTATTGAACGTGAAATAACTGATGCGGCTATTAGAGCTGAAGCTTTCAGGCCGTCTCAAATCGTCACATTACTTCATGGTAACACCAAATTGGTTGAAGTAATGGAAGACGGTGAACCAACCGGTAAATTTGAAACACGAATCAAATTTGGTGGCCGGGACTCTGAAGGTAAACCTATGGTTATGGATTTGACCGTTGAGGAAGCCATTCAAGAGATGAAAAAAATGAATGAAGAGTATGGGAACCTGTTCAAGTCAGGGCTGGTTAACGGTGTTGGTGGTAACAACGTGCCAGGAACCGGACCTCTTACGTCGAAGGTTCTTTCGTCGCAAGAGGCTTACATGAAACAACGTGACAAGATCAAGGAAACAGTTCGTTAATTGTTTAAGGAAACAGTTCGTTAATTGTTTAAGGAAACAGTTCGTTAATTGTTTAAGGAAACAGTTCGTTAATTGTTTAAGGAAACAGTTCGTTAATTGTTTAAGGAAACAGTTCGTTAATTGTTTAAGGAAACAGTTCGTTAATTGTTTAAGGAAACAGTTCGTTAATTGTTTAAGGAAACAGTTCGTTAATTGTTTCTTGATCAAATATAAAGGGAAATCTAGTGTTAAATAAATACACAATGATCTGGTGTCCAGTCTATGATAATAGTCTGGACCCGTGGAATCCTGAATTGTGGGCACGTGAATCCATTGCGATTCTTGAGGAGTCTATGGTTTGGGGTAGTTTGGTTCACCGTGATTTCAATGATGAAGTTGCACGATTTGGTGATGTTGTGAATACACGTAAACCTTCTGAGTTTACGGCAAAGCAATATGCCAAGGGTGATACGGTCGTATATCAAGATGCATCAGCGCAAAATGTTCAAGTCAAGCTTGATCAAATTCTTGATATTTCATTTTTGCTGTATGACGTTGAGCGTACTTACGCTTTTGCTGATTTGGTTGATGTTTATCTTCAACCTGCTGTATCAGCAGTAGCACGTTCCATTGATCGTAAGATCGCTGGACAGGCTGCACAGTTTCTTGATAATACAGTTGGTGGGATGGGTATGTCAAGTGCTTCCACTATTCGTGGATATTTGGTTGCTGCTGAACGCCAATTGAATGATCAAAAGGTTAGTGAGATTGGTCGTAATTTTGTCATGGGATCAGCTATTAAAGAAGATATTCTTAATACTGATTTGTTTGTCAAGGTTAATGAGGCAGGTGATGAAAGTGCTTTGCGTAATGCTTCACTTGGTAATTTCTTTGGTTTGAATACTTTCATGTCATTGAATACGCCAAATTGTGTTGGTGCTACCCAGGGTACTGCAACAACGACAAGTGCCGCAGCGGCTGCTGGGGCTACAAGTATTGCTATCACGGTTGTTGGTACACCAGGTATGTATATCACAATTGCTGGTGATATGAATCCTGTTCGTCTTTTGGATGCAACACTAACGCCAGCAATTCAACGTCCGTTGAAGAATGCTGTAGCAAATGGTGCCGTTGTTACCAAGTATACGGCTGCTGCGGTTGATTTAGTAGGTGGCTATGCGGCAGGTTGGTCTAAACCTGTTCATATTGACGGTGGTCCTGTACCAGTTATTGGACAGTTGGTTGCATTTGGTGTAGCTGCTGATGAGTACATCATTATTGATGTTGATAATACCGCTGGTTCGGATTATGATATCACTTTGGATCGTCCTCTTGAAGCTGCAATTGCTGATAATGCTGCTGCGAACCTTGGGCCTAACGGCTCAATGAATTTGGCATTTAATCGAAAAGGTATTGCTTTGGTTAATCGACCACTAGATCGTCCTCGGACGAATAATTCTAGTGTTGCGGTTGTTAATAGTAATACGATTTCGATGCGTGTCGCAACATCATGGGACCAAGATACCAAAGCACTTAAGGTATCAATTGATAGCTTATTTGGTGTCAAGACTCTTGATAATCAATACGGATGTGTCCTCCTTGGCTAACTTCGCTACTGGGTGGGTGGGCAGCATGGATGCTGCTTTGTTTAAGGTAATATGGTATATCATGAATCGTGATTTAAAAAATAACGTGTACATTCTTAAACGTCGGTTTGGCGTTTATGTTATGTATTATGCACGTTTGGCTGATACAGCTATAAATTACGAAACAGGTGAACAGGGTGTTGTTTATGCTACGCCGGTTCGTGAGAAAGCTATTTTATTACCTGTAGATTATAGTATCAATGAACGTCTTGGTTCACAAATGAATATCTTTCGTGGAGATTTGAAATTTGGCGACCGCTTCTTGATTTTTGATAAACGTGTAAGTGTCGGGATCGGGGATTATTTCATATATGAAACTAAGCAATATGATATAATTCGTTTCGTTGATTACATTGACGGTGATGCAAAATTCGTACAAGCGAGGAACATAAATGATGAATCCGTTGCTTAAACGTTATATTGTGGCATCATTGACAAAACATTTCTCTGATTTATGTGCTGCCCAGAATCCTGTTATAATTTTTGTATCAGAAGACGAACAACGTGATACAAATAGTTTGACACAGTGGGTTGAACTACGAATCATTGGTCCTGAATTCCGTCCTTTAGATGGTAATACACACCTTTTGAGTGTGGAAGTGGATTTGCTAGTTACCAGCAAACCGCTTGCGTCTGACATATACGCGATACATAATATCACGGGTTTGTTAGCCGCAAATTGCAGTCCCGTACCCGTTACGGTTAGCGGGGAAATGAAGTTTTGTTTAACATTGGACCCGGATGTTGCAAAGAGTATTAGAATATTCGATTATGGTCGTCAAGCTGATACAAAGACAAAACGGTCGAGTGTTATTGCAATTTACGAAAACGAAGTGGAAGTTAATTTCTAAGTGAGGTTATAATGCCTAAGAAAGATTTACGTAATGCCACTTTAACTATACGAGATGCAACGACTCCAACGCCGTTGTCTACTGTAGTTAAAATTGGTACGGGTAATATCACTTTTACAGAAAATTACCCGATGGAATATGAAACAGACCGTGGCAGTATCGCCAACGGAACTGTTCGTAGAGGGGATGATGTCCCGGTGGAAGTCAATGTGACTTGTACTTGGTTTGAAATTTTATCAGAAGCGACTGATTTACCTTTGGTTTATACACCAAAGGAACTTTTGCGTGGTGAGGGTCGGGCTGTTGCCGCTATTAGTGTCGGTGCCGATCCTTGTGAACCTTATGCTTGTGAACTCGAACTTCTTTTGGAAGTTGAGTGTGCAACGGGGGCACGTAAAGATGAAAAAATCGTATTTGATGAATTTCGTGTTGAATCGTGTGCTTTTGATGTATCAGCCGGAACACTTGTGTTCTCTGGTAAGTCGAAGCAAATTAGTCCATCAGTAACTAGACCGGCGCAGGCTTAAATTATGAAAATTAAAGGATTGACAATTGGTGAACCTAAACCCAGGGTCACTATAATTGAACGTGGTGACGTTACGCATGTCTTCAAATTGAAGGCTGTAACAAATACGGACGAGTTTGATAAAATTTGTCCATTGCCCCAACCTCCGAAGTCTATGAAACCAGGTGGTTTGGTAACAGTAAACTATGAATCTCCTGAATATAAGGAAGCGTTGACAAAGTATTACCAACTCAAAACGAATTGGATAGTGCTACAATCAATATCTGCTACTGAGGAGTTGCAATGGGATACTGTTGATTTAAATAAACCAGATACTTGGGAAAATTATATCAAAGAGTTGGGGGATGCTGGTTTGACACAAGGTGAAATAACACATTTAATCACCGAAATCAATAAGGCGAATAGTTTTGATTCTGATCGCATGGATGAGGCACTTGACCGTTTTATTCGTGGGCAGGAGGCTCCGGTGGCGGGTTAGTAATACCAGACGGACGCACGCCCGACTACGCAGTGTGGCGGGCGTGTGAACGTTTCGGGATACTACCACCCGAATGTAAACCCGAATGGAATGAAATGCACTGGTGGGTACAAGAATGTTTGATAGCTTATAATACGGGTCGCATAAAAGAGGAACATGAATTGGCTAGTCTTGGGTTACACTTGTAGGTGAATGATGTTACGATTTACAGGGGGTTTGTCACAGTTTGTATTTGATGAGCGGCGGTTCAACCGTGATACACAAAGACGGTTGACGAAACTCGCTAAAGAGGCTATAAGAGATTGGTTGTTCGCGGTGTTGAATGCTATTGATAATGCGCCCCATACAGATGGTGATTCATTTCCCATACAGACTGGTGAGGCAAAAGGATCATTTAAGCCGTTGGCTAGGTTGTTGAATCAGTCGCAAATTTCTGTAAGTTTACCTATAACACCCGCGCCTGGAAGACCAAATTATATTTCTAGGGGAGCTAGTCAGGGACAAGTTGTTTTTCAAGCAAATGCTGGTGATTTCCATATCATATTTGAATTTTCGAGTGACGTTGAACACTTCTTGATAAATGAATATAATCTAAATACACGGTTTGGACCTAATGCGTCAGTTACACCTTGGAACTCTTTTGCAGCAGGTGGGCAAGCATTTGAAGATTATATTCATGAAAATGTTGAACGATTTTTTCCAGATATAAATGATTATATCATTGTACGGGACGAAGCATAATGTCTAGGATAAATACAGCACAGCTAGGTTTAGACGCTACGCAGGCTATAAATGCAACACGTGGATTATCACGTGCATTTAAGAAACTTAATGCTGAAATATCAAGTGTTCGACGTGTAACACAAAAACTTGATGAAAGCGGTAATCTTATTCGTGCAACCCTACAGGGGATGACACGTGACGGTGCAGAATATCGTTTAATCATGCAAGATTTTAACCGTGTGTTCCCAACAGTCACGACGACTGTAAATACCGTAACACAAGCTTTTAATAAGGTACGTGAAGCCCAACAACGGGCTGTTGAAGTTGCACGCGAAGAACGAATTGAGATTGAAGCGAATATACGGGCACGTGATAGAGCAAAAGCTTCAATACAGGCAGGTATACAAGCTGTAGCTGCACAAGTTGAACAACAAAAACGTCTTGTTGAACAACAAGAACGAGCAGAACGTGAAGGTATCTTAAATGTACGTTCGAGAGCAATACAGGAACAACAACGTGAAAATATAGCATTACAGAAACAACGGTTTGCAGCTTTTGAACGACAACGTGCAATCGCATTGCAAACTGCACGTACAATTGTACGTGGACACATTGATGCTGCACGTGCCGCGAATCAACCGTTAATCATAACTGATCGACTGTCTAAGGCTGCACGTCGTGCAAACATTGATTTATCTAAAATACCAACAAGGTTCCGGGAAATCGAACAAGCAGCAAATCGGGCTGGTCAAGCGGCCAGGGTGTCCCGACAACCTGCACAAGATGTTCTTATATCATGGCGGTCTTTTGGACGTTTGTTTATTGTACAAGCGTTACATCAGTCTATTGCACTTGTACGTAGTCAATTAGCGGAAGCTGCACGAGAGGCTAAAGAATTCTCAAAGACTGTTGCTGCAATCAGGACGATTTCTGAAGATGCAATTAATACAACGGATGCGTGGACCGCTGCTCTTGCTGATTTTGGATCAAACTTACCATTTAATCAACTTGAGATTGCAAAGGCCGCTTATCAAGCCTTATCCGATCAAATTATACACACAACCGATGATTTGGGTTTTTTAGATTCAGCGAGCAAGTTAGCTATTGTTAGTGTATCAGATATTGAAACTTCCGTTGATGCATTATCATCAGTAACCAATGCCTTTAATTTCAGCTTATTACGTACTGATGCAATTGCTGCAACATTATTTGCAACCGTTGACTTAGGTCGTGCTAATCTTGAAGAATTAGGAAAGAATATTGGTCGTGTAAGTATTCTATCAAAACAATTGGGTATCACGTTTGATGAACAACAAGCAGCGTTAGCAACATTATCAATTCAAGGTTTGAAAGAAAATGTTGCTAAGACATTGTTGGTTAATGTTTATAACAAATTACTACGCCCATCGGAACGGTTGAAAGAGATTCTGGATAAGTGGGGTTTCTCTAGTGGTCGTGCAGCATTAGCCGCTCTAGGTCTTGGTGGTGTATTGGAAGGTCTACGTGAAGAGGCGAAAAGAACTGGTGATGAAACAAGTGATTTGGCTGAAATATTTCAACGTTTACGTGCGGTTACTGGTTCTCTGGGTCTTGATACAGAGAAGTTGCGTGCAACCATGGAAGAAAGCGGGGAAATCACAAAAGATTTCGCCAGTGATTACCAGAAAGCTCTTGAGTCAACATCCATAGAGTTGGACAAGCAACTAGCGAAACTCAATGCGGCTTTACTACGGTTCGGTCAACGTGTTAATGAAATTATTGTATCAATATCAAAAAGGTTTGGCGGTCTTGATCGTATCGTTAGTATATTTTCTGTAACTATTGCTGATCTTGGTGCATTGTTCGTAGCTACACGTATTATCGCGTTTATACGAAACCTGAGTGCTGTTTTAACTGTAACCGAAACAACTGCTATAGCTGCAACTGCCGCAACAGGTGGTTTAGCTGCAACATTGGCGGCTGCATG